TAGGTGTTGAGGACGTTGGCATCTTTGTCTGGAGAGTGATGTATAATCGCATTGTTGTGTGGTTTGCTCCACGCTTTATTCCTTTTGCTCGATATGTCTATGAGATGTCGACTGAAGATTTACAGCGAAGGATAGCATTCCTCCATTATATGAGTTTGTATTCGTTCTTCGATTGGCTACCAGATTGTGTGGTCAATTCCGAGCTTTTTGAGAAATTCTATCGTGTCTACAATGCACGTACAATTATGATGCACTACTGGCAACTGCTGATGTGCTGGTTTGTATCATTTTTGTTGTTCTTTGTTGACTCCCGTGTTGGATGGACCTTTAATGTTTTGTTGATTTGGCCTTACCTGGTCTTGTGTGCAACCGCTGTTCAAACTCGCTTGATGATTGAGTTTCGCGATCGCCGAGGTGCTTTGCCCACGGCTTTCACACAGACCCGAGATGGTTTCTTGAAGTATGCCCTCGCTGGATGTTTTATGCTGACTGGCATGGCACTTTGCTACAAGATGTACAACTCAGGCCGAACGATCATGGAACCCCAGGGTAATATTATGCCCAAGACCATGAAAGACATTGAAGAACGGGACGCTGAAGCAAATCCTTGGGGAGATGCTGTTCCCGAAGAGCTTCCAGTCACTAACCACAGTAAATGTATGCCGATGGATCATTTACTTCATGTGGTCAGTAAAAATCTCCTCTATATGTGCTATGAAGATGAAGGCAAGACCAAATTTGTGAATGCCTTTTTCACTGATTCCAACATGGCCATTATTCCTCACCACGTCTTGTCAGAGGAGACCAGAAAGTACACCTTCTTTCGCAGAGGTGCACACATTTCTGGTTCGAGATTTCACGAGTTGTTGTCTCTCAAGGACGTGGTTGCCTGGGTTGATGACGATATGTGCACTGTTCAATTGTGCAATTCCTCCCCAGGCCGCGATTTGCGCAAGTATTTGCCAATTGAACTCCCTGAAAAGGTACCATTCCGTATGATTTGGAAGACCCGTGACGGTGAAATGCTCACCTATCGTGGAATTGCCAAATTAGGAAAGGTCAACAATGGTCTCCGCAAGTTTATTGGTTACACCTACGATCTTGATGGTGAGACATTCCGTGGCATGTGTGGTGCTATCATGGTATCTGATACCAAGCATCCTCAAATCCTCGGTTTCCACATTGGTGGCCTAAGCGGTACTCCCCATGGTTGCGCTATCGCGTTAACTGCTCAGAAGATTCAAAAGTATTCTGCTAAGTACTTCGACCAACACATCTCTGCTCTTCGCCACATCAATGAAGGCACTGTGTATGAAGCCCATTATGGTATTTCATGGTTCGAAGGAAGCCAGATCCACCCAAAATCTGGCCTTAACTTTCTTCCCGCAGATTCTAATATTCGATACTTCGGCTCTTGCATTGGAAGAGCGACCTATCATTCCGAGGTTGTTCCTACACCCATTCGTGACGCAGTCACGGAGGAGTGTGGTTACGAGCAGGAATATGCTGGTCCTCACTTTAACGGAGCCAAGAATTGGTATGAGTCATTAGAGCACCTCGCCCAACCGGCAATTGGGTGTGAAACATCGCTTCTTGATTGGGCAGTCGCTGACTACTCCAATCAGTTGGATGAAATTCTAGAAGTGGAAGGTATCACTGAAGGCGTACAACCCCTTTCCGAGATTGAAATTGTCTCTGGACAGGATGGTAAGCGTTTTGTTGATGCCATGAAGCCAAA